CTTCTCTCTGATCATTCTTTTCCTCACGGGATGCTGCTATCTCTGCTGAAATATCTTCACGTTCTTTTTTCTTTGCTTCTGCTGCTGCTTTTGCATCTGCTCTTGCTGCCTTTGCTGCTCTTGCTCTTTCTATTGCTGCTTTGTTTTGCTCCTGTGATTTCTGCCTAAACTCATTAGACTTTTGTAATGCAGACTGAGCTCGTTGAGCACCTCTCTCCTTAAAAGCAGAAACTTGATCTCTCTGCCTTTGTTTGAGAAGGGCTCTACGTTCTCCTATATCCTCAAAGAATTGATGAATAGATTTCATCTTACTTTTCTTTATTCATTCTTGCTTTTATTCCATCCATCTCTCTATCGATACTGCCCATCCTGTATCTTGCGTGACCAGCTGCCTCACCCTCTCTACTAGCATAATCCATTGCCTTCTTGAGAGTTTTATCATAGAGTTTTCTCTTTCTTGCCAATCTATCAGCAAGACTTCTTTCTGCTTCATCTAGTTCAAACTCTTCTTTAACTTTTTTCTTCCCTGCTTTTCTTTCTGCTGCTCTCTTTTCGTCATTTGCAACACTGGGATTACCTAGAGTACCAATAGTATGAGCTCTACCTGGATCAGAATCATGTGCATCTAAGATTCTTTTACCAATTCTCTTTGCCTTTTTAATTGCTCTTACTATACCTTCATCTACTACTTCTACTTCTTCCTTTACCTTTTTCTTTTTCTTATCTGCATGATACTTTCTCATTGCAGGTAGTGGTGATTCCTCTGGATCTCCACCTTTACTAATTCTCTTCTTCTCTAAACGAGCAAGAATGTCAGCAATGTCTGCCTCTATGATTATAGCAAGTTCTTGATCACTAAAGTTACCACTCTCCTCTAATGCACCCCAACGCTTAATATCTGCTTGAGTCTCTGCTGATTTTATCTCTCTAACAATTTCAATATAGTCAGCATCAACAGATTCAGTAGTAGAACCTTTCTTGTGCTTCCAATCTGGATCATCCTTCTTCATCTTGCTACGTTCCCATGCAGCATAATCACGTTCTTTCTTTGCTGCTTCCGTATCTCCTTCTTCTGTATCCTTAACAGCTTCACCAGTTCCTTTCTTGGATCTGTACATATCAATTACTGCTGCTACTTGATCAGGGGTATCTTTCTTCTTCTCTTCAAGTTTATCTGCTTTAGCAACATACTTACCTTTACCTGTCTTAGCAGCCTTCTGAAGATCCTTAACTTCCTTACTTACTAATTCATTCTGCTCCTTCTTTACTTCTCCCTTCTCATATCCAATACCATCTCCATCATCATCCCACCATCTTTTTACACGAACTTTACTACCTTTAGGTGCAGAAACTTTCTTTGGACCAACTTTACTACCTTTAGGAACAGATTTATTTGGTTTAGCATATCCCTCATCAACTGATTCTTCTCCCAAGTGATCTGCTTTTTTATAAAGTGGTTTACCATCTTTACCAGTTTTGTTTCTATTCTGCCAAGCAGGTGTATTTGCCTTTTTATCAGCATGAGTCAAAACCATTCTGGTATCTTTCTTCTCTTCTTTCTTACCGCCACCATATACTGCTTCATATACAGATGCAATATTTCTTAAATCCTTGGAATTCATGTTGATACACTAGTTCTTCTCACTATATTTATACATTCTCCGACATCCACGCACTGATAGCAGCATCATACTCCGCAGTATGCTTAAATGCTTCTAGCATAAATTGCCTTCTTAATTCTTCAGCAGTAACAGAAGATATATTACCATTCATTGCATCAAGGTAAATTCCATACTGATGTGGGTTAGTTAATACAGCAACATCTTTATAATTTTTTGCTGCCGATCTTACCATACTAGGACCACCAATATCAATATTCTCTATTGCATCTGCCAAAGTCACATCTGGTTTAGCAACTGTCTCCTTAAATGGATATAGGTTTACTGCAACAATATCAATCAATCCAATATCATTTGCCTTACGATCTAAATCATGACTAGGATTACCACGTTGAGCAAGAATACCACCATGAATCTTTGGATGTAATGTCTTTACTCTTCCATTCAGAATTTCTGGTGAACCAGTATATTCAGATACCTTCATGACAGGTATACCTTCTGCCTGAAGAACGGCATGAGTTCCACCACTAGATATAATTTCATATCCAGAACGAACTAATCCTTCTGCAAAATCAACAATACCTGTTTTATCTGAAACACTTAATAATGCGTAGTAATTCATAATTGTTTAATGTAAGAAATGTCTTTTGCCTGTGAATATCATAGTCATATTTAACTCATTGCAAGCATCAATAGATTCTTGATCTTTAATACTTCCACCTGGTTGAATGACTGCTTTAATACCATAATCATATGCAAGTCTTACGGTATCACCGAATGGAAAAAATCCATCACTTGCTAATGCAGCACCACTAACTTGTGTATATGCTTGTAAAGCAATCTTTGCTGAACCAACACGATTCATTTGTCCTGCACCTACACCTAATGTAGCACCATCACTTGCAACTAAAATAGCATTAGAACGAACATGACGACAAACCTTCCATGCAAAAGTAAGATCAACTTTTTCTTGAATTGTTGGTTGTCTTTCAGTTACAACTTTCCAATCATCAACATTTACTGGTTCATTGTCCTTTTCTTGAACCAATACTCCACCAAGAATACTTCTGACATTGTATGGTTTTAATTGAATGTTATCTATATCCAACTCAAGTAATCTTAAGTTCTTTTTAGCAGCAAGTATTTCCTTCGCTTCATCACTAAACGATGGAGCAACGATACATTCATAAAAAGCACCTATTATTTCATTGGCACAAGCAGTATTGACTTCTCTATTAAGAGCAATGATTCCACCAAAGCAACTAACTCTATCAGAATCTAATGCTCTTGTTAATGCAGAATCTATTGTTTTTCCTATTGCAACTCCACACGGATTAGTATGCTTAATTACAACAGCAGCAGGTTCATCAGGAAATTCCTTTACTGTTGATACTGCTGCATCTAAATCTATAAGATTGTTATAACTTAACTCTTTACCTTGCAATTGATTTGCAGATGACAAACCATGATCTGGGTAAACACACCATGTTGCTTGTTGTTGTGGGTTCTCACCATATCTTAAAGTCTGCTTAAACTTTAATCCAGTTAGTAATTTAGATGAATCATGCATTATACATCACCCTCCTTTCTGTTTTCAGACTTATGCACATCAAACTCACCACCAGGATATCTTTTCTTTAACTTATCTACATTCATCTCAATGATCTCATCAAAGGAAGTATCAAGTGCCATACATGCCTGTGCAATATACCAGCAGATGTCACCAAGTTCTCTCTTCATATGAAAGACATTATCTTCATTATATGGTTTACCCTGTAAAATAATCTTCTTAACTACCTCAGTAAATTCTCCTGCTTCAGCAGTTAATCCAAGTGCAGCAGTAAGTAATTGAGGAACATTACAATCATCCTCTGCTTCTAATTTACTTATTCTCTGTAAGAGTGATGCAAGATAAAGACTTTCATCACTAGTTACACCTTGAACGAACTCAAGGTATTTTTCAGTATCTACATTCACTTTACCAGGCAATCCAGACACAACTCTTTCTGCTCTTGCTCTATCCTTTGGATCGGTAAAAGGATTTTCTGCATTAGGATCATTGCGTTTATAATCATAGTATGCATCAGAATGTTCTATATCAGCAGCCATAAAAAAGGGAGGATTTCTCCTCCCATTATATCAAGTTTTTATCTAAAGGTCAATATGTATAACCAGCAACATATAACTTCTCATCCGATGATGGTTGAGAACCTAAAACGTATTCACCTTTTGCTGCTTCAGAGTTTGCTTGTGCTCTTGCACGAACTGCTGCTTGTCCTGCCTTAAGATCACTACCTGCCCATCCTTTAAGAGCAGAATGTTGTAATGCACGACCATAAGAGAATGATACATTCCAAGGAGTATTGAACTGATTCATCTCATTAAGATAAGCAGATGCTGCTTCTTCACTTAATCCACCTGATAGGAATACAATACCAGGAACCGCAGCAGGAACTGAACGTAACATTGTACGGATAGTTAGTTCTGCAACTTCTTTAGGACCAGACTGCTCTGCTGCTTCTGCACCAGGAACTGTCATAGAAGGTTTCAATAGTGTTCCCTCTAATACAACACCATTAACTTCACAAGCACGGTAAACTGCTTTAATTACCTTCTCTTGTATAAGTGATGTAGTTGCTATATCATGATCACCATCCATAAGGATTTCAGGTTCAATGATAGGAACTAGTCCTGCTTCTTGAACACAACGTGCATAGCGAGCAAGTCCCCATGCATTCTCTTGGATTGCAACCTCAGAAGGACCATCCTCTGTGATTTGCAATACTGCTCTCCACTTAGCAAATCTTGCACCTTGAGCATAATAATCAGATGCTCTTTCAGTTAATCCATCAAGACCTGAACAATATGTTTCATGACCTAATCCACCTGCAAGTGGTTTAAGACCCTTATCAACTTTAATACCTGGTATAATTCCTTGCTGATTTAACTTCTCTACCATTGTCTCACCATCTGCATGATTTTGGAAAAGAGTTTCCTCAAAAAGAATTGCACCACTAATAAACTCACCAATACCTGGAGTGGTGAAAAGCATTCCTCTATATGCCTGACGATTCTCTTCTGTATTTTCTACACCAATACCTGCCAATCTTTTACCACAAGTGGGTGTTGACTCATCAACTGCTAAAATCCCTTTACCACGTTGTGCTAACTTCTTTGCAGTTTCTTTTAATTCTGTTACGTAATAGGCTAGTGTCATGTTCTCCTAACATTTAAGGTTTTCTTCATTATTTATAATTAGAACTTAAAGTCGCTAAAGGTTTTCTTTATTTTCTTATCTTCAGGAGTATACTCTTCTTCTTGTCCACTGTCAACTAGATCTTCTTGTGCCTTCTGTTCACAGTCATAGAGTCTCATCTTGGCACGATCTATACCAACTATAAACCTTTTATTAACTGTAGGATCATTGTAACGATTCTTTAACTGCTTCACCATTATTTGATTCAACGGTTCCAAGTCTTCTGTAGAAATAAGGGCAAACATAAGGTCAGCAGTAGCAGGGAGTCCAAAAGATTCAGAGGTGTCAGTAAGCTCAACATCGCTACTACCGTAACCGCTACGAGTAGTTTGAGTGGCAGATACAATCGGAAGGTTCGCCTCAACTGCGAGACCCCGTAATTCTTCTGCGATTGCTTTGATGTATGAGTAGGAATTGACTGTCGAGTTTCCTCTATATCTTGATGACGCACAAATATTAAGATAGTCTATGAATATTATATCAGGTCTAAATGACTTTTTCAATGCCAGTTCCTGAAGTAATGCTTTAAAATGTCCACTATGAGCAGCAGCAGTTGGATACTCTTTAATAATTAATGTTCCCTGTGTCTTCTTAGCAAGGTTAGTTACCTTGGTATCAAACATAGGTTTAGGAAGATCTATTATATCTTGTATTGGAACATTAAGTAAATTAGCATCGATCCTCTCCGCAATCTTTTCCTCTGCCATTTCGAGAGTGATGTAGAGGACGTTCTTTCCCTGGAGCAAAGCTGAGCTTGCCACATGACACATGAATAAAGACTTTCCAACCCCTGTGCCAGCAAGAGCAATGTTGAGAGTCTTATTCGGTAAACC